AAGAAAGCAAACGCCAGTGGGTCTGATTCTGAGGCGTTCTTCGCGTTGGAGACGATTAAGCAAAACGAAAAAGCGCTACAAGAGTTGATGGTCTATTCTGGTCGGGCGGGCTTGTGGGACTGCCCTGTCGAATACCCAGATGATGGCGCTGACTACTTATGGGATGAAGCCTGCCTAGAGTGGCGGGCAGAGGGCAACACACCGCTTCACGCGGACGAGTAAAACAGGCACAATAGAGCCTTGTAAGGAGCAACTAAATGAGCAGTACATATTCCCCCAACTTGCGGTTAGAGCTAATTAGCGCTGGCGAACAGGCCGGTAGCTGGGGCACAATTGTATTAATAAGCCACACGAGGAATACCTCGGTATGTTATATAAAGAGCCACCAGATCTAACCTCTAATGTTCTTAAAGAATGGCAAGAACATAGGAAAATACTTATGGAGCATGTAGACACATTACCCGCGCACTATAAATTCTTACAAGATAATATATACAATTAGATGTATAAATATATAAAAACCTTTTTGAGAAAAAACTATGGCAGATAGAATTCCGCTTGTAATAGCTAATGATAAATTTCAAGAACTGACGACGGGTGATACACTTAAGCTCAGTAGTGTCAAAGTGACGGCCGATCCTGGTAATCAGCTTATTATTTACGATGTTAATGGATCCAGTTTAAAAATTATTCAGGGTGTACAAACCGCGTAATTAGTTCACCTTTTATTTATTATAAATAGTATTAAGATTCGTATTTTAGCACTATTTAAATTAAAATAGGCAACAGGGACAAATTAGAATGGCATCACCAAACAGTAGAGCTACACTCATTGATTATTGCAAACGCAAGCTTGGTGAGCCAGTGATTGAAGTTAACGTTGATGAAGATCAAGTGGATGATCGCATTGATGAAGCATTAGATTATTATAAAGAATATCATTCAGACGCAACTGTTAAGACTTACTTAAAGCATCTTATAACAGCTGACGACGTGACAAATAAGTATATTACTTTATCGACTGATATTATTTACATCACGAAGTTGTTTCCAATTACTTCAACTTTTGCAAATAGCCGTAACTTCTTTGATATTAAGTATCAAATCATGTTAAATGATGTGCATAACCTTGCTGGTTTCGTTGGTGACTTGGCGTACTACGAGCAAATGCAGCAGTATATGTCTTTGTTAGAGACTAAGCTGAATGGTACACCACAAGTTCAATTCTCAAGAAGACAGAACCGTCTTTATATCTTTGGTGACTTCACCGACGGCGATATTAAAGAAGGTGATTATATTGTAGCTGAAGTTTATGAAACAATAAACCCAGAAACACATACTGCCATATATAATGATAAGTGGTTGAAGGCGTATGCAACATCGCTGATTAAACAACAATGGGGCCAAAATCTTATTAAGTTTGATGGTATGCAACTACCAGGCGGTGTGACATTAAACGGTAGACAACTCTATGATGATGCCACGGGTGAGTTGGAAAAGCTAAAAGAAGATATCAGGCTTGAAAGCGAAATGCCGCCAGATTTCTTTGTAGGATAACAATGCGCAATCTATACTTTTCAGATCAAGTAAGATCGGAGCAGAATCTCTATGAAGGTATTATCATAGAGTCGCTTAAAATTTACGGCCAAGATGTTTATTATCTCCCACGCACTTTGGTGAATGAAGATAAAATCTTTGGTGATGACGTCCCGTCTCAATTCAACTCATCTTATAAGATTGAGATGTACATTGAAAACATTGAAGGCTTTGATGGAGAGGGTGACCTATTCAGCCGCTTTGGTGTAGAAATTAGAGATGAAGCAACCTTTATTGTTGCGCGGAAACGTTGGGCAGCAACAGTTGGTAAATATCAAAATGAGATAACCGGTATTCGGCCAAACGAAGGTGATTTAATTTATTTGCCGTTGACGAAGAAATTATTTCAGATTAATCATGTTGAGCACGAGCAACCATTTTATCAATTAGGCAATTTGCCACTCTTTAAGATGCGTTGTCAATTGTTTGAGTATAATGATGAAAATCTTAACACTGGCGTTAATGACATCGATGTTATTGAACAAGTTAATGCATACGAATACACACTTAATCTAGATAGAACAAGCAATGCATTAATCAGTATAGGCGATACTGCGACCCAAATTCTAGATTCAGCCTCTAATTTACAGATGATTGGCGAAGTATCAGAATGGTCAGATTCTGATCGCAACTTAGGACTTATACATATTGGTGCCACTGATGGTAAATACCATGAGTTCGTCACTTCAAGGCCGATTCGAATAAGCGGTAATTATAGAGCAGATTCTGATTATACAGTTCTAAGTGTCAGCGAAAATAATCAAATTTCTAGTAATGAACAAAATGATGATTTTAGCAATTTATCGGATGACTTCTTAGACTTTACAGAAGATAATCCTTTTGGTGATCCGGGGAATAATTAATGTTTGGAATTTATTTTTATCACGAGAAAGTTAGAAAAGCAGTAGCCATTTTTGGTCGATTGTTTAATAACATATACGTCCTTCGGAAGAACTCTTCTGGTAGCGTCATTAGCCAAGTGAAGGCACCATTGTCGTATGCTCCAAAATCCAAATACTTGGAGCGCATTAGAGAAAATCCAAGCCTTACTGATAACAGTCAAGTAGCAGTTAAATTGCCACGGATGTCATTTGAAATTACGTCCTTTGCGTACGATACATCACGGCAATTAGCAAAGACCAGTTCATTTAACACACTTGGTTCTGCAGCTACAACAAGACAATCATTCTTTGCACCTGTACCATACACGATTACGTTTCAATTAAATGTGTATGCAAAGTCTCATGATGATGCATTGCAAATTGTTGAACAGATTCTACCGTTTTTTAATCCCCAATACACGCTGACGATTAAACCATTTCCAGATGTTTACCCAGAGTTTAAAGAGGATGTGCCTATTGCGATGCAGTCGGTCTCATTTACAGATGACTATGATGGTGCATTAGAGCAACGAAGAACCATTATATATACTTTAGACTTTGAAATGAAAATTAATTTTCATGGACCAGTTGCAAATTCTTCTGTTATCACCAGTGCTGTTACTAATTTGTTTCAATCTGGCGTCGGCTTAGCCGATTCTGATGTTAAATTAGAAACACTTACTACTGTCACCAACCCGTTGGGTGTATATGGTTCCGCTGACAGCGATTTTGGATTTAACACAACCATCGATTTATCTTTTGACGACAGCGCCTAAAAATTATGAACGATTCTGATTACATCAAAACGGATTACGAATATTCGCGTGAGACATATTACGACTTAATTGAAAAGGGTAAAAGTTCATTAGAGACAATGATGGAGGTTGCTCGTGAGTCAGAGCACCCAAGAGCATTTGAAGTGCTTGCAACGATGATTAAAAATGTCAGCGATGTTAACGATAGATTAATGGACCTAAACAAAAAGAACAGGGATATCAATCAAAAAGATCAACCCCAGAAACAACAAGCACAGATAGAGAATCAACAGAATAATATATTCTTAGGCTCTACTGCTGAATTACAAAAATTATTACAACAGACTAATAATGCCATAGATGTAACACCAAAAACTTAGGAGATTCTCATGCAGGAAGTTCAGGCGATACTTGACAGAGTAATGCGATTAGAACATTTTTATGTCGAATTTGAGATATCCGAGGACTTTTGTTTTCACGGTAGATTTCCTTTTAGTCTTATGATTAATGAGCAAGGGTTTGCTACGGCAAAAGTTGCAGCTTTAACACAAGACGAAGCAGAGGTTTCAGTGTTTAATTATTTTATTCAGTCAAGTGAATATTATTTCATGGATGATGATGATGACGATGATGACGAAGATGAGGACGATGAGGACGAATGGTAACAAGTGAAACTTATCTCGGCAATCCGATGGTCAAACGAGATGGCATAACTCAGCAATGGACAACTGAGTTAATCCAAGAGTATGCCAAGTGCATGCACGACCCAGTATATTTTACCGAAAAATATATTAAAGTAATTTCGCTTGATAAAGGATTAGTGCCATTTAATCTTTATCAGTATCAATCCGATATGTTTGCAGCGTTTAATGCAAACAGATTTAATATAGTTCTCGCGTGTAGGCAAAGCGGTAAATCAATATCTGCGTGTGCATATTTACTCTGGTATGGACTATTTCATTCAGAAAAAACAATCGTTATTCTTGCAAACAAAGGCGATACTGCACGTGAAATGTTGAGCCGTATCACGTTGATGTTAGAAAACATTCCGTTCTTCTTGCAACCTGGATGTAAAGCTTTGAACAAAGGCTCAATTGAGTTCTCGAATAATTCACGCATATTAGCTCGGGCAACCTCGGGCTCTTCTGTCCGGGGCTTGTCAGTTAACTTATTGTATTTGGATGAGTTTGCTTTTGTTGAACGTGCGACTGAGTTTTATACATCTACATATCCAGTGATTGCTGCTGGTACAACAACTAAAGTTATTATCACTTCTACAGCCAATGGTATCGGTAATACATTCCAAAAGATTTGGGAAGGTGCTATTCAAGGTGTAAGTGAGTTTAAACCATTCCGGGTGGATTGGTGGGACGTTCCAGGTAGAGATGCAAACTGGAAGAAACAAACCGTTGCCAATACAAGTCAATTGCAATTTGACCAAGAATTTGGAAATTGCCTGAGCCAGGAATCAAAAGTCGTAGTATCGACAGATGCAGGCTACTACAACGTCGAGCTGGGTACGCTGCACAATATCATAAGGAGCGGCGATACTTTAGGTTTTACTACCGAACAGCAGCTCGAAATGCAGGCTGAACCTATAGCTAAAATCTGGATCACGTATAAGATAACAAATACCAAAAACCTAAAATTTTATATAGGTAAAACATATCTAGACAAGTGGAATAAAGGTTATATGGGCTCAGGCACTGCTATAAAAGCAGCAGTTAAAAAATATCCAGATACTATATGGGATAGAAAGATTTTATCCTATCATTTAAATGAGGATGATGCATATCTAGCGGAGGCTTTAATTGTCGGGAACGTCCTACATGAAGACATGTGTTATAATATAGCTGGCGGAGGCTCCGGTGTGGGGTCAGGATCAAATCATCCGTTTTTCGGCAAGAAACAATCTGACGAAAGCAACCTTAAGAGATCTATATCGTTATCCGGACAAATTCGCACTAAATCTGCTATTGAAAACTATAAGAAAGCCTGGACCCCAGAAAGGAGGGCAACACAAGCGGCATTGATTAAAAGTAAACCAGGCACAACGGCAGGGCGGGAGTTGACAGATGAACATAAGCTAAATATATCTAACGCATCGCGCGGTGAGAAGAACGGCTTTTATGGAAAAAAACATCCTACCATTGAATGCCCACATTGTCAAAAGACAGGCAGTGTGGTAAATATGCGGAGATGGCACTTTGATAACTGTAAAGTGTTAAGCTTATGAAAATACTAACACCATCGGGGTTTCAATCGTTTGACGGGGTTTCACTATTTGATCATGATAAATCACTTCGTATTAAATTTGATGAGTCCGATATAGACTGCGCATTACAACATAAATTTGTAACTGACGAATCACGCGAAGTTTATGCAGAAAACCTCAAAATCGGTGATATTATCGGGGGCAAGTGCGTACGGGCAATCGATATTATTAGCGGTCAAATCAATCTTTATTCCCCCATAAATGTTAGAAATGGCTCAGTCTATTATCATGATGATTTTATACCATCAACACAAACGTTTTTCGGGACAGGCGATACTCTAATTAACGCAGAGACGTTGATGGAGTTTAGATCTACCGAACCAATTCGACGATTGGAGAATTATTGCCTCAACATTTATAAAGAGACTGTGAAGGG